TTAAACGCTTTTTATACCCACTACCTTGCGTTTGGGGCACCCTTGGGACACAACGTCAGAAAAGCTGCTATTCAGCATTTCCACCTGGTTGCGGTCCATCTCTCCGATCCACTTCGAGTAAATCTCATAAACCATCTTTGCATTCTCGTGGCCCATCTGTCCTGCGATAAAGGACGGGTTAGCACCGGCAGTTAAAAGCCAGCATGCGAACGTGTGGCGCGACTGGTAAGGGCGTCTGCTCCTGATCCCCGCTTTCTTTAATCCCGCCTCCCAACTATACCCCAGAGACTGAGAGCCATAATACTTCGTTTCCCCGCGCCAGTTTTTGGGCGGGATAAACACGAACCGCAATTTTTGTTGTTCAGTTAAACCATGTTCGCGGTGATGGAAAGTGATTTCGGTTTTGCTTAATGCGCCAGTTAGCTTGAATTGCTCACGTAAGGCGTTCAGCGCAGGCTCAAGCAGGGTTACAGTTCTGATCCCCGCTTCGGTTTTGGGTGGCACAAACAGGCCCTCATTCGTCTGGTTACGCCTGACGTGAACCTCACCCTTATCAAGGTCCACATCCTCCCAGGCTAAAGCTGTAAGCTCTCCATGCCGAAGACCAGTAAAGATAGCTGTAGTCCAGAGCAAAGCATATCGAGGAGATAACGCCTTTATGAAACCTTCGTATTCACTCTGGAGAAGCGGATCCGGGTCTCTCCTGGAGCGCTTGAGCATCTTTATACCTTCGTGAGGGGTATGCTCGATAAAGCCGCTCAGGTTCGCCAGTTTGAGTAACGCAGTCAGATTGTTCATCAGGCCGTTGACCGTGGATACAGCGCGACCTTTTCTTTTAAGCCAGGGCGCGTGATCGCTAAAGGTGTTACCAGTTAATAGCGCGTTCCTGTAATTCAACAGGTCGGTATGCTGAATATCCGCAATATGCGTATTACTTCCAACAATAGCGCAAAGCGTTGCTATACGTGATTCTGCGCCTCTGTATGACGCAGCTGAGACCTCAAGCTTTTTGGCATTAAGATAAACTTTGCACAATTCACCGAAGGTTTTAATTTTTTGTGTTGTGGTGAATTTTTTAAGCGCCTTTGATTCAGGAAAGTGCTCTGCATAGTCAAATTTACCTTGCTGAATCTCACTCATAATTAAAGCACGGAGATTGCCAGCTTTTTTTATATTGCTATTTGATACAGTCCAGCCCCGCAAAACTTCGCGGCAACGTATGCCGCGATATAGAAAGCTAATTCTTATTCCTTTCCCATGCAGCTCTACGCCAGCAGGCATATTCATTATGTTTCCCCGACAAGCCTATTAATCCTGGTGTAGTTGTAGAGAAGTGTCACCCTTCCTTCTGAAGCTTTTGGATCTGGTGGGTGCTTCTTGTAATGAATGCCCTCGATCCATCTCCCCTCCCGGTAAGATTTAATTTGCCGGGGAGTCATATACATCTTCGCTACAATTCCCTTTTCCATCACCCATTCATCTTCTTGAGTAATATCGGCCATAAATAACCTCATGGCCGGGAAACTATAATCAGTTCCCCGGTTTAATGTTGATTATTGGAAATCATTCATTTTCTACAGTCGTATAATGCTATTTATGCGATAGAGCCTTTCACAGCCAGAAACGTAGCCATGGCTTTATCCACAATCTTCGCGTTGTGGTATTTGCTTATTGCCCAGGTGATAGCGAACAGAATCCACCGGAAGTGGCTGGTATACGTTTTAAATGTCAGTCCATCGCAAACATCCCATGCACTCCAGCCCTCTGGCCAATCAGCGTCATAAACAGCCTGATAAGCTTCCCATTCGTTATTGAAGTCAGCCCGGCATAAGTCGCGGACTATTTCGCGTACCACTGCTTTGTCGCTATCTGGTGTATCGTCATCGTCGTCCCAGTCTTCATCTTCTTCTGGTTCCGCGCTTTCGTCGTCATCCAGGTAATCACTCAAAGACTCTTTCAGGCTTTTGCAGAATGCGTCGTGGTCATACTCTTTCGCCAGCATTTCGCGCGCCGAACAGCCTGCGCCAGCTTCCAGCTTTTCAGACCAATAATGGGTATTGATTCCACCTTCCCAGGCACCAAAAAAGTTAAACATGTCTGCGATGCGGCTGAAGGTCCAGGTTCCCATGTCACCCGTCACTGTCAAATAGCCAGGCCACGTGATCACGTCGTAGTAGTAGCAAGATGTTCCCGGCTGCTGCATGCGCAGGTGGCGATACAGTCCATCGTCACGGATGATTTCCAGGCGGTGAAATGCTGTATCGATTAAAAATCGTGAGTCAATTTCGAAGAAACTCATGCCGTCACCTTGTGCGCTTCCGCATCGAACTTCCGGCCCTGATACCAACCGCGACGCAGCCAGCGACGGATGGTGCGCATAGCCTTTGCATCACCACGCACGGGCTCAGGGAAACCCCCGTATTTCACAGTCTTAGGCCCATGCTTGCGCTCTGACTGCATCATTCCGCACTCAATGATGTGATCGCGGTAGAAAGCCAGCCATTGCTTACGGTTACAGACTGGGCAAGGAATGTCCCCGCCATTCGTCAGCATGCCATCTTCGTATGCGTCGCAATCCCACAGGTAACCATCACAGCAAAGGCTGTCCGGGTAATGTGCACCAAACTCATAACCTTGATATCCGCAGCTCATAAAGTTCCCTCCGTCGCATCCTGATAACCTTCAGGAACAAGGAAATTGAAAACACCGTGTGGCCGCAGGCCAGTATGGAAAAAGCGCAACCGCCCCTTCATGGGTACGAATCGCAGCGGCTTCGCGTAGTTCAACTGAATTCCGACCGGGCCGAAAAACCACGGCGAGTCACTGAATCGGGTGGTTCCGTCGATGCGGACAACCCCAACGATGCCGCCCAGCTGGAAGTTTTTGGCGGAAGGCATCATAAGCGCCACTTCTCGGCCGTTCGTCCTCTCCAGAATGCTACGAGCTTTTATCACCTCGGCCACAGTAGGCCGTTTGCTGGAGGCGTGAATGAGCACCGGGCCACGGTATTTCGTATCCCAATTTCGGTTCTCAATATCTTTGTAGCCGTTGATGATGAGCCACGCCCACGGCTGGTGTATAGAGAGAGCTTTCATATTTCGTCCTCCAATTATTTATTCCACGCCGCTGGCCGTAATTGAAAGTTTGCTGGCCTTGAAGGTAATGACTTGCGAACTAAAGACTGTGTAGCCTTTAATTGGTCTTTCTTTTTTTTCTTTTCGTTACAGATAGGGCAGTAATATGCCACTTTGCGATAAGCTCCTCGGCCAGAAGGGCGATATTGCAACTCTTCGCGTGTAAAGGAGCCGCCGCAGCTGTAGCAGTGGAGTTTTTCGGTTTCCATAATTATTCCTTTGCTCAGGTGTGTGGATGCCTGCCATTTAAGGCATTAATTCATTTGTTCGATAATTAAAATGAAACTTCGGTATTTATTTTATATTGCCCTGTAAGCAAGTCAGCATCGACGGAAATTAAATCTCCGTACAGGTCATAATTAAATATAACATCACGAAATTGAAGTCCTGAAAGCGCATCCGTACGACCACAAAACATATGGTCTTCTTCGTGCTTTGCTGCTTCATGAATATCTTTTATTGACGTCATGGCATCAGACCACATGCCACTGTTACCAATGAACTGCGCAATAGCGAGTTTGGTTTGAGCTGCTTTAACCATCGGGTTACTTTGCAGAAAATTAGCCATTAAATACTCCCGTAACATGCAGAATTTTTATAATGGTCGCAGACCAGGCAACAAAGCAGATGGCCAGAACAATAAGCAGTGAACGAATGCCATTTCTGCTCATACTCCACCCCAGCACTGAACGCTTACCGATGCGACCGCAACCAAAAACGGAACAACCTTCAACCAGAACCGGCGCCATGCTGGCTTGTCTTCGTCTCGAATCATCTCCTTTCCCTCATGCGTATTGAGTACCTAACAGACCTTGCAATGCAGTGCCGGGTGCCTCCCGGTGATACCAGCCAGTTAACAACTGGTAACGACAGCTTCTTTTCCACCCCACTCTTTTTAGAAACGAGTGATACCGCTTAACTGAGCCGCGTGCGCATAGCCGCATTCACTGCATTGCAAAGCCTGTTGATTTTTAGCCTTCAGGCGGCCAACCGAACGTTTAACCTATCGCACCGTTGTGTCGATGTACTTATGGTGAGCTACAGGCTAAATAAAATCAACCAAAAGATAAGTCAAAGGCTAAAAAAATACCGCCAATCGGCGGCATTCTTTTGAAATTGAAGTGAATTTATTTTTCTCTGGTAGTCGGATCTACGTTGTCAGAGTAAAAATCTTTGAGTTTTTGTAGCCGCATCTGGAATGCAGCCAGCATATTGCGCCTCTCGATAGGAGGCAATTCGCGGAAAACTTCAATAAGTGCAATTTCGTCTTCGGTGTATGTCCCGCCGAGTTCCTCTGCTCCTGTAAGTATCCATGAGAGCGAGGTTTTAGCGGCCTTAGCTAGTTTGGCTGCTGACTCCTTGCTAATGGTTTCCCTCTTAAACCAGTTGGTTACAGAGGTAGGACTAACTCCCGCAATCCTCGCCATTTCTGTGCGAGACCAATGATTCAGTTTCATCAACTCATCAAGTCTTGCGGCAAGCGTGCTTTGTGGCTTTACGCCTGATTCATGCTGGGTTTCTGTCTTCATAGCAACAATTGTAAGCCACTGGCTAAAACAATAATAATTTCTTGTTGTTGATTTTTTTTAGCCATTAGCTCAATATAATTGCACAATGGCTAAAACGAGAGGTTCACATGTCAGGTCTTGATAAGGCAATTACAGCTGTAGGTGGCAAACGTCGGCTTGCGCTTGCCTTGAACATTAAACCGTCGTCGCTGAGTCGATGGATTCATAAGTACCAGGGGCAGGTTCCACCAAAGCGCGTAATTCAGGTTTACGAGGTAACTGGAATTACTCCGCATGAGTTGCGTCCTGATCTTCACCCAAACCCAACCAGTGGCCTTCCTGAGAATAATACGGCTACAGCACAGAAGGAGTCTGATTAATGGAAATCAAACACGAGCACGTTGAAATAGCTCTGCTGGCCTGGGCTGCTGAAGTCGGTCAGGCATACGCAGCCAGCGCGATTACTGAAGAATACGTGCGCTCAGGTGGGGCTGAGCTTCGCCTGGTACCGGGTAAAGCATGGGCCAATCAGCAAAATATCTTCCATCGCTGGCTGAAGGGTGAGACCGAACAGCAGCGCGAGAAAATCCGTCTGCTGCTCCCGTCAATCCTGCGCGTTCTGCCACGTGAAATCCGTCATCGTCTGAGCATCTACGACACGATCGAGCGTCGGGCATTGCTGGCGGCCCAGCATGCCATCGGAACGGCTATTGATGCGCACGACGATGCTATTGAAGCCATATACAGCAAGGCGTATCAGCCTGCCGCTGTTGAAGTAACGAAATACCACTGATTCTGGAGGTGACTATGTGTACCCAGTCTGCTGCTGAATTGATTGCTCGCCTGAAACGGGCTTATCCGGCGTATGAGCCGTCTGAAGGAGATTGTGCAGGCACTGGCATCCCTAAGGCCGGTTCTCGCTTCCAGCACAGACACAAAGGCCACATGGTGACGGTACTCACAGCGACAGAGAAAGATGTTTCCTACCGCAAAGCCTGCGGGTCTGTTGGTTGGGTGGGATTGAGAGAGTTTTTACGGCTACACAATGAGGTTTCGGAATGAACAATCAGGTTTTTGAAATTGTTCAGGCCATGTCGGGACAGGGGAACTGCATAACGATCCCCGGACCGTATCTGGATTTCTTTGCAGGAGACAGGCAGCAGCATTTGCTGGCGGCCATTCTCAATCAGCTGGTGTTCTGGTCTGGCAAGTCAAGTCTGGAAAATGGCTGGTTTTACAAAGAGCACGCAGCGCTTGCGAAAGAGATCCGCGCTAAAGACGGCGACGTGGTCAGAAAGGCTATGTTCAAGATTACAGAGCAGTACCTGGCGGGAGTTATTGAGGAAGAGTTACGGCAGGTAAGCGGTACGCCGAAGAAGCATTACCGCGTCGATCAGGAAGCGTTAATTGCCAAAATATTCCCGCAAGGGGGGAATTCAAATAAACCATTGAAAGATATGGATTCGGCTCAAGAGCCGAAAGGAAACGGCTCAAGAGCCGAATCGAAGCAAGTAATTGAAAGTAATGGAAACGGCTCTCAAGCCGAATGCATTCGTCCCAAGAGCCGAATGGAAACGGCCCAAGAGCCGAATCCTGGAAACGGCTCTCAAGCCGAATCCTATCTCTATACAGATCTTAAAAACAGATCACTACATACAGATCATAAAAACCACGCGGGAGAGATTTTTCCTGTGGATAACTTTGCAGAGTCAGGACGTGAACCGGTCATCCCGGAAGCAAGCATTCCTGACGCTACCGGAGACAGTAACCTGGCTACCGATGATGACTTCGATCTCGCGATGTGGTTCTGGTCGACCATCATCGAGATGTACGAACGCGCCGCAGAATTCGACGGCTCTCTGGCAAAACCGAGAGAACCGAACTTTGTCGCATGGGCTAACGAGGTTCGCCTGCTTCGCCAGGAGCACGGATGTAGCCACGACCAAATTCGCACCATGATTGAGCGCATTCAGCGCGATCAGTTCTGGTGCCCAAAAGTTCAAACCATGAAGACATTACGCAACAAATGGCCTGAGCTGGCGCTGAAGCTGTGCCCGGTAAATCTCGCAACCGGCGGCAACCTCGGTTTTAGCGGCAAGGTTCAGGCAGATATTCCTAAGGGTTTCAGGGGCTAAGGAGTTTTTTCAATGAAAACAACCAAATCCAGGAAAACACAATACAGCGGTGAAATCACGATGATCGAATTTCTCAAGGCCAATCCTGATTTGACCACCAGAGAAATCGCCACTGCGCTGGGTCGCGGTATGTCGTCGGTGAATGGCCAGCTTCGCCAACTGCATGGAGCAGGGCAGATTGTCCAGAGCGGCCTACGCAACGGCGCAGCCTTGTGGCGCTTTAACGACATGCCGTTTGGCTGTGCGAACCGTATCCGCATGATGTTTGAAAACCTTCTGAGGGAATGTCGCGGGGTCGCTCAATGAAATTACAAAAATGCCCTGATTGCGGCGCGGTACCTGAGTTTCACTGGAAAGATTATACGTTTGGCTCATGTTCAGGCGCCCTGAAATGCCCGTATGACCATTACCGGGTCCAGCACAGTTACTGGGCTGGTGGAAAGAACAAAGCCAGACATGCTCTGGAACAAAAATGGGCGGAAGCGGTGAATAAAAAAGAGGTTAAAAATGGCTAAAAACTCAATCGACGCATACGGCGCTAGCGGCAAGACAAACGTTCTGATGTTCGAGCCGGTAAATCTGCATATTGTCACTGACAAGGCCCACCCGCTTTACGATGAGCGTATTCACTTACCTCTCAGTGAAGCCATGGTGCTGAACATCATAGACCAGGGTGTTCTGGAGCCGATTATTGTGTGGAAAGACCCGGAAACTGGGCTGTCCTGTGTGGTAGATGGCCGTCAGCGTGTGCGCCATACCCTGGAAGCTAACAAGCGCCTGGCAAAAGAGGGTAAAACTCCGCTGCTGGTTCCGGCTGTCACTAAACGCGGTTCTGCTGTTCGCATGGCTCAGGCGATGGTCAGCGCAAACGAAATCCGCCAGGCCGATACTCCGCTGGGCAGAGCCAAAAAGATGGCTGATGCGCTGGAGCGCGGGCATGACGAGGAAGACCTCGCGCTGATGTTCGGCGTCAGCGTCCCCACTGTACGCGCTACGCTATCCCTTCTGGATGCCACTCAGGCAGTCAAAGACGCGGTAGAGTCCGGCACAGTAACAGTTACCCAGGCGCGTCAACTTGCATCACTAAAACCCGAAGAACAGCGGGAAAAGGTAGCCGAAATCGAAGCGGCGACCGCTGGCACTACCGGTCATGAAAAAGCGCGTCGTCAGCGACAGGTTCTCGGTGAAGCAAAGCCACGTTTTAAATCACGCAAAGAAATTACAAAAGCCCTCGAAGGTGCCAGCGGTGAATACGCGGCGGCTCTGCGCTGGGTGCTCGGGGAGACTGTATGACAATCACACTACAGGCAGTAAACGAGCTCATTCAGTCGCTGGAGAGTGCGGGCGAGCTGTCGATCAAAGAGACAAAGGTTATGGCGCTGGCGAAAGCTTACCAGCAGCTGGCTGCGGAGAATGTAGTCAGGCAGGAATTCGTCAAAATCTGTTTCCGCGCAGCAGCAGACGGCGCGTCGTTGGATGGCGCAGATATTCAGGAGATAGGTGAGCGCCTCGGGCTGTTTGGTCGCGAAACCTACCAGCCTATGCTTCATGGGTATATCTGTGGTCATGAGGCTGGCGAAGATAGCGTGTACGTGATGAAAAGCGCACCCGCCACTTCTGCCTATCTGGCCGGGATTAAGGCTGATGGGGTGGAGGAATGGGTTTCCAGTAGAGGCGGGCGCTGGAATGGCACGACCGAAGAGGCGCTTAAGTTCGCCAAGCAGCTGCGCGAGGGGGCCGACAAATGCTAAAGCCAAATCACGTTTATATCGAGGTCTGTCATAACCAGAGCGGCGGACTTTCTCTATGCGTCAGCAATGACAGCGGCGGCTACCGCATATCAGGCTCTAAGGTTGGCGGATGCGAAACCCTGGAGTGCTTTGAGGTCGACGCCAGCGAGCTTATCGAGCAAATTCGAGAGCATGCGAACACAGAGGTGGCCAAATGAGCAAACCTACCGACGAAGAAATCATCCAGGTGCTTTCTGAGCACGGTAAGTGCATGACTTACGTCGTGACCTACTGGCTACGCAGGAAGCACAAAAACATCAATGCGGCCTATACGCTGCGCCGCCTGAAGAAGCTCGAAGCCATCGGCGCGGTGAAGCGCATGGAAAGCTCGTACAAAACTCAAATTTGCTGGGGTGCAGCATGACAACTAATATCACCGAACTGGCGCAGCGTATCAAGGCTGCAGCAGAAAAAGCGACTCCGGGTGAATGGGTTTATTTTCCGAAAAATACCAGTATTGAGTATGACGTAGGCAGTGATGAATCTCAGGGCTCGATCCTCTATGTCGATAGTGGTGATTTCACCCAAGTTCAGACAGACCGGAATGGAGAGTTCATCGCCCTGGCTAACCCTGCAAACATCCTCGCGCTGGTAGAGGCGCTGGAGAGCAAAGAGCGCACTATTCAGGTGCTGGAGTCCAGTTATAACGAGCAGACAGAGGCGCTGGAGAAGGCGCAGCAGCGGATTGTTGAGCTGGAGTCTCGAACCGTGAAGATGCCAGAGCCATTCAAGTTGGCTAAATCATCGAGCGGATTAACTTACTACTTCGCCGACGATGTCGATGCTGCGCTCACCGCCGCAGGCATCAAGTGGGAGGCTGAGTAGATGGCACTGACCAAAAATCAGCGCGCAGAATTGCGCATGAAGTTTGGCGGCCGCTGCGCTTACTGTGGCTGTGAGCTTGGCGATAAATGGCACGCTGACCACGTCGAAGCGGTCCGAAGAAATATCAGTAACGGCTATGCAATGGACAGGCCTGAAAACGATACGGTCAGCAACATGGTTCCGGCATGCATCCCCTGCAACCTGTTCAAAATGTGCAGCACCGTTGAGGATTTTCGCAAGCGCATTGCAACCCAGGTTGATGTGACTCGCCGGGCGTCGAGAAGTTACCGCACTGCGGAATCGTTCGGACTAGTCCAGCCGACTAATGCGCCTGTGATTTTCTGGTTCGAAAAATATCAGGAAGAAGGAGCCAACCAATGACCAGCAAATTAACAGACGCGCAGGTTTACACGCTTCGCAGAATGAAAAACGGCACCCGTTACTTTCTGCAAGGCGATGGAAAGCGTGGCGATGAGGACAACGGAAGGCGCAGAGTTAACTGCCCATCGCTGCCTGTGCTTTTTAGGCGGGGTTTCGTTGTTTTTTGCAGCGATTGCGAAAAGCAGGGTTACACATGGTACAGCGTGAAATTGACGCCAGAAGGAAATAACGCCGCTATTTTTGCGCAGACAAGAGAGGAGCGCGGGCTATGACCAGCAAATTTACCAGAGAGCAGTTAATCGAAAAGCTAAAGCACAGGATTGCAGTCACTGAAAAATATCCACACCTGGAAGAGGCGCAGATTGACTCGCAAATTTTCAAAATAGCGCTGGCCGCAATGGACGGTGAGCCAGTAGCGTATACCGACGAGCGCAACCTGGGATATATCTACCGAGGAAGGGAGACGGCGTATCTGTGGGGCAAGCAGAACTCAGAGGCGGGAGATATCCCGCTCTATCGCCACGCGCAGCCAGCGCCGGTAGTGCCGGAAGAAATGACTATCAGGGACGCCTGCAAATTTGTCCAGGATATGCGGTTGTTTGATGATGTGTCCGTGATAGTAATGCGCACCTGGAACGCCTGCCGCGCCGCCATGCTCAACCATCCATCAAGCATTCAGCCCAACACTGGTGCAGCTCCCGGCGCTGAAATCAAACACCCGTCAAGCAATTCTCAGGTAATTGGCATTGACCCAGCATCCGGTCCAGACCGCACCGTTGAGGTTCGCTATGTTGCACCTCCCGGTTACGTGATGGTGCCTAAGGAGCCGACATCAGAAATGGTAAAAAAGATGCGGTATCACGTTGGCGGGTATGACCGAAACATCAAGGAAGGATACAAAGCCATGCTCGCAGCCGCCCCGCAGGAGGTGAATCATGGCTGAGTTACGTGCAGGCGGGTTGGCGATAGTAATTTTTTCAGAAAATAAACCTGAAATTGGCAGATGCGTTGAGTTAGTCGAAAAAGTAACGAATGGATATGTATTTAATTTTCCTGGCGTGGGTAAGCATGGGTGGCGTGATGAAACCCCTGGATGGTTAGTAAAGGGAGATGTATCGATTTATACAAACACACCTTCAGGTGGTTTCTCTTATTTCTACGATGAAGAGCTCATGCCAATCGATGGAGAAGACTTCTCTCACGAAGATGAGCGACAGAAGGTGCGGGAGCATGCCTAAATAACCCGTCACCTTCATAAATAAGTCACACCTTCATGATATAGCGATTTTAGGTTTCATTGTCCGCTGTAGGGGGAGGTAAATATGGTGAGCATGCATCGTATTATGTCTGCTTTGGTTGGGGTGACAGTAGTTGCGTTGATGCTGATAGTTATGTTCGGATGGCCTTATTTTGTACGTACGACCACTGAATATATCCTCAGCATCTGGTAGTGATTACTGCCGGGCGGCCAATCGGAAAAACTGAACCGCGCCCTCTACAGAATGAGAAGCCATAAAACGCAAACACCATATTTGTTATCAACAAATCTAAGGTTTGTTATTTATGCAAATGATAACCAGAAAAAAGCCAGCCTTTACCGAGTTGTATCAAACTGGAGTTCTGACTCGTATTGTTGCGGTAAAAATCGCTGATCGCGATGGCTGGAGGCTGTTTGGATTTTGGCGAGATAAGGATATTGGCGTGTACGTAGAGGCTGCTCGTGGAGGCGTCCGGGAATGGTCAGGGCTGGACTATCTGGCTAACTTCTGCGGTAGCTGCGGAATCAGTCTCTGGGAGGTTCACAGCAAGGTCGAGACAAAGGCACCTCAGTAAATTCTCTATGCAATACAACCCGCTGCAGCGGGTTTTCATTTATCAATCCTGACAAAAATTAACGTTTAGTGCTCTTAAGATATTGCTCATTCAATGAGTTAGGTGTACTGTTTATTTATACAGTATATCGAGCGGGGTGATAATATGAAAATCGAAGTAACCATCGACAAGACTAAAAAACTGCCAGAAGGGGCCATTCCCGCCCTTGAAGTTGAGCTTTTGCGTCGCCTGAATCAGAACTATGAAGATTGCAAGCTAACCATTCGTCGCGCCGGGTCAGATGGCCTGAGCGTTTACGGGGGTATCGACGACGATAAGGAAATCATTGAGGAAATACTCCGCGAGACCTGGGAAAGCGCCGACGACTGGTTTTTCTGATTTTTTATTGGTGGTGAGCATTACCTCTGATGCCGCTGCTCAGATTTAGCGAGAAAATTTCGCGCTGGAGGTAATGTGACAAAGATCAATAACGGCAAAGCAGAAACTGCCACTGGTGGAAAAACATCTTCATAAGGTGGTAGTAGATGAATACAGACGAGTTAATAGAGGCTATCCGTATTCCGGGTAGTTACGTGCTCGATAGCCTTCCTGACGGTAAATATATTCTCACCCCTATAGAGCCGGGTGAGATAAAAAATACTGAAACCTCTCACGAGGAATGTAAAAGCTTCTTCCAGCAGGGCAGAAGCTGATTTATAATAATCATCTCGGCTGAACACCGAACCTATCGCGCCATCACCGGAGTAAAGTGATGACGCAAAAACGCAGCAACGCCATTTTACGCCGTGCCTCAGTGCGCGGTGTTTGTGTTTGTCTTTCGCACCCAGGCGGTGCGATATGAGAGACCCTCGTCGCAGATGCAAAGCACCCGGCTGCGGTGCCTGGTTTAACTTTACCTATCCAAATGTTTACTGGTGTTGCGAAGAGCATAAGGCCCAGTACCTTGCGCATCAGCGCGAGAAACAAAAGGTTAAGGCACAAAACAGGTTAAAAAATAAACCCGTTCACCATATCCGCCCTGAACCAACGACGGCTGAAAAACCTCTCAGCCACTGGCTGGAAGTCACCGAGCGCGTGGTTAATACCCTTTGCCGTGAAACTGCCCTTGCTAATGGGGAGGGGTGCATTTCCTGCGGTACTCACGACGCGAAAGTCTGGCATGCCGGCCACTACAGAACCGTTGCTAAAGCCTCCCATCTGCGGTTTACCCGCATCAATATCAATCTTCAGTGTGATGACTGCAACGTCGGCAAGTCCGGGAATATCAAAGCTTACCGGGTCGGGCTGGTGGAAAAAATCGGTGAAGCCGCAGTTCAGGGGCTTGATAACGACAACCGGATTCACCGCTGGACCATCGAAGAGTTGGAAGCTATCCGCCTGCAGGCTTACGCCGACTTACGCGCACTGAAAAAAACGCTGGAGGCCGCATGACGCCAGCAGCCTATTACAACGAGATCGACCCATTCGCGGCTCAGTGGCTGCGCAACCTCATAGCCGCCGGGCACATAGCCCCAGGCGAAGTTGACGAACGGAGTATTGAAGATGTCACACCTGACGACCTCAGAGGATTTACCCAGTGCCACTTTTTCGCCGGTATCGGCGTCTGGTCCCATTCCCTCCGTCTCGCCGGATGGCCTGACGATCGCCCGGTCTGGACTGGTTCCTGCCCTTGCCAGCCTTTCAGCGCGGCAGGCAAAGGCGATGGGTTTGCTGACGAGCGGCACCTTTGGCCCCACTTCTTCCATCTCATCAGCGAGTGCAGACCTCAGCATGTCTTTGGCGAACAGGTTGCAAGCGGTAACGCAAACACATGGTTCGACCTTGTACAAGCAGACCTGGAAGGAGTGGGATACGCCTTCGGACTTGTGCCGTTTACGTCAGCGGGCGTCGGTGCGCCGCACATCAGAGAGCGGGCCTACTGGGTGGCCAACGCCAACAGCGTCATCAGTGACCGGCGCGGGAACGTCCGGGCGCCAGGGCGGGATGAATATTCAAACGGCGGCGATGATGTCCGGCTGGCCGACGCCAGCGGCGAACGAATTCGAGCCAAAGAATCTGCAGAAGTTAACGGAGAGAAGGGAGAAATACCAATCCAAATATGGCAACAACGGATTCGGACTGACCCTTGGACAGGCAGCGCACCTGCTTTTTGCGGGCTGGGTAACGCCAACATCACGCGACTGGAAGGACTCGGCGGGAATGACGGCGCAGCGGGACGGGAAAGAGCGACTGGACCAGCTGCCGCGTCAGGCTTACACAGCAGACCACTTGAGGTTAACGGTTTTTGGCGAGATGCGGACTGGCTCTTTTGTCGAGATGGCAAATGGCGTCCAGTTGAACCCGGCACATTCCCGCTGGTTGATGGGGCTGCCGCACGAATGGGACGAGTCGAGCCCGGGGTGGCAAGAGTGGCAAGCAGCAACCGCATCGGCCGCCTGAAGGGTTACGGCAACGCCATAAACGCTCAGGCTGCAGCGGCTTTCATTCGCGCTTACATGGAGGTAGTATGACATATCAGCTCATTTACGTTGATCCGCCCTGGCAATACGGCAACAAAATCAGCAACGGCGCAGCGGTGAACCACTACGACACTATGAGCCTTACGGAGCTGAAACGCATCCCCGTGTGGGATGTGGCTGATGAAAATGCCGTTCTGGCTATGTGGTACACCGTAACTCACACGGAAGAGGCGATCGAGCTTGCCGAAGCGTGGGGCTTTCGTATCCGAACGATGAAAGGCTTTACGTGGGTAAAGCTCAATCAATACGCCGAGCGGCGATTCAACAAAGCGCTAGCTGAAGATGAGTTGGTGGATTTTAACGATCTGCTGGTGATGCTGAACAGCGAAACCCGAATGAACGGCGGCAACCATACGCGGGCCAATTCAGAGGATCTCCTGATCGCAACATGCGGGGCAGGGTTAGAGCGTGCCAGCGCGTCAATTAAACAGGTTGTTTATTCCTGTCTGGGCGAGCATAGCGAAAAACCGTGGGAAGTTCGCCACCGGCTGGAATTGCTGTACGGTGACGTTAAGCGCGTGGAATTGTTTGCTCGCGAATCTTGGCCCGGCTGGGACCGCTGGGGAAATCAGTGCGAGAGTTCTGTTGAAATGCATTCGGGAAAATTTATCACCAGGGAGGGGATATGAATCATCTCACCATAGAGAATATCCGCTACCGCTGGATGAAGCTTCGCCTTTGCCGTCATCGCGGCACTGTATTAGTTGACTACCGCATCCTCAGAAACTTTATTCGCACCTGCCAGATCCGGGGAGAGACAGCATGACTCCAATGCAACGCCGTAGACATAATGCGGCCCTTAATGAGGTTGCCCTGGCTACGCATAAGCGCTATCTGGGGCGAGCAAAACTCTTGACCGGCATCCAGTCAGGCTGGATTAAATCATTGCTTACCGTATGGGGCGATACCATGCGCGGTGAAGCCGCGCCACGATTGCCAAGAAGCCATGAATGCTGGCGAGTTATTAGAGGAGATCGCTGGTCTGATAAATCTCTTGAACGCTTTACTGCGGCAATTAAGCAGGCGAGGGAGGAGGGTTATCGCGGTCAGCATGCGTTAAATAGAGCACACGCAATTTTATGGCCGAAAACCACTACCAGCATAATAGATACCGCTATAAGAGATGATGATGCGGATTTCGTTGAGGAATGTGTGTTAAAGGCATTCGACACAACGGATCCGGTTTATATCGTAGGGGTGAGCTTTTACACCACTCGTAAAAAAGTCGCGGATATTGCCCGCGAGCTGGAACGAGCAGCTCCATGGCTTACGTTCAAGATGGCAAAGGATCGGGTTAACTGGTGCTTACAGGTATTTCAGGCGAAAACTTTCCTGTCTGCAAGGCAAAGCCTGAAAGCTGAATCTGAATGATTTTTTAGCAATTAGTGCTTATTTTGTTATTGGTAGTTGATTTCAGGTCTAAAAATTAGATAATCCGTTCATGCTTGGCAGAGCTGCGCCACTCGGCAGCGACAAAAAGCGACAATTTGAATATGACGAGAACCCCGCCAGCGCGGGGTTTTTGCTTTCCGGCGATACGACAGGGGTATTCGCGAGATGCATTGCATCAGTACCCCTGTCACATCGTCGTAGAGCATTGAAACGAGTTTCATCAGATGTTAAATTTTTGGTGTGGTGAATCCCCCTATGCGGAGGGGCATTGCCAGTCTGATATGTTTTTTTGCGCATTGCGAGTCGTCTGTGGACTGGCGGCGACTTACCGGGAGGCACCCGGCACCACACCTAATAAAAAATGATGATAGCTGTAAGGCCCACTTCGGTGGGCTTTTTCTTTGGGCAAAAAAAAAGCCCGCATGGTTTCATGCAGGCAAGGCAGTTACATTTAGATTTTGTCCCGGTATATGTTTTTTTGTCCGGAAGTCGAAAGATACTGTCTTGACTACTTTTTGTAAATAACGGATTCAAATCACAAGGCCATGCATTTGCATGGCTTTTTTATTATCAGGTCCCGCAGGAATCATCATCGACACGCTTCGTTGTTAAATCCAGCCTGACGGGCCTGACCCTTTTCAAACACACAGCTTCCCGATTTTTCATCGGAGGCGGTAACTATGGCTAAACGTATGCAAGACAAAGAGAGCATTGCCGGGATGTCCTGGCTGGTTCTGCTGATCATTGCTTGCTGGGGTGGACTTGTCCGCTACCTGATAGATGTGAAGCAGAGCAAGGCAACATGGAGCTTGATCAATGCTCTTGCCCAAATGGTGGTTTCAGGGTTTACCGGCGTTATTGCTGGCCTGGTGAGCATTGAAAGCGGACTGAGCATTTACATGATACTGGCCACTTCCGGAATTAGCGGGGCAATGGGTTCTGTTGCTTTGACCTATTTCTGGGAGCGCATTACCGGAGTCAAGGCGCCATGACAGCAGATCAGATTATCGAGGGCATCCTCGGTAAAGAAGGGGGTTACGTAAATAACCCGAATGATAAAGGCGGCCCAACGCGCTGGGGTATCACGCAGACTACCGCCCGCGCATATGGCTATAGCGGCGATATGAAGGCGTTACCACGGGATACAGCCAAAGCAATTTATCTGTCGCAATACTGGACTGAACCGAAGTTCGACCGCATTGCCGAGTTGTCGCCAGTAATTGCACAGGAATTGTGTGATACCGGCGTGAACATGGGGCCGCGTGTCGCCAGTACATTCCTGCAGCGTTGGTTATCGGCGCTGAATATGCAGGGCAATCTATATCCGGACCTGAAGCCGGACGGCGCGATAGGCAACATCACTATTGCAGCGCTGAAAAGCTATCTGGCCGTTCGCGGCAAAGATGGCGAAACCACGCTGCTGAAGGGGCTGAATTGTAGCCAGGGCGCTCGCTATCTTGAGTTGGCCGAAGCGAGGCCAGCTAACGAAGCGTTTCTATACGGCTGGGTTAAAGAGCGGGTGAGCCTATGACGATGATTATTTTTTCCCTGCTGGCGCTGGTGGCCGTGCTCGTTCTGTTGCTACTGCGCAAATATACCCAGCTGGAGTTTGTTGGTCATGCCCGGTTGCTGCTTAAAACATGGTCTGTCCGCCTGGGCGCTGCCGGCGCGCTGGTTGGCGTATGGGCGCAGTCATTCCCGGATGCCGCGCTCCATGCCTGGGCGATGCTGCCGACGGACATTAAAAATATTCTGCCGCCCAATGTTGTGGAGATGATTAGTCCTGCTCTGGTGGTGCTCGCCATCCTCTCTCAGTACGTCAGACAACCAAAACTGAAAGAAAAAGCCGATGAACAGCAGGAGCCGCAATGAGCCTTGAATTTATCAGCGGGCTGGTAGTCGTTCTGCTTGGCTTAATCGCTGGCGCATTTGGGTTAGGCTATTCACGCGGGACCAGCAAGGCGGAAGCCAAAGCCGAGCAGCAGCGCACTGAAGAAAACGCCGCTGCTACAGTCGCCGCGGCAGAACGCCGGGCTGATGCAACGAAAGGGGCCAGCGATGTTGAAGAGAGCGTTAAGCGTATGCCTGATGACGATGTTGATCGCGAGCTGCGCGAAAACTTTACCCGCCCCGGTGGTTGTTGATACGGCGTGCAGTTGGGTAAGAATTCTCTATCTGACTGACCACGATATCGATGTTCTCGACCGTCAGACGAAGCGCGACATTCTGGCGCACAACAAATCAGTGCTGGCTAATTGCCCGCAACCAATAGACAAGGTTACGCGATGATCAAGGCAAAGAATATTGAATTTCGACTGAGCAAACTTGAGAAAGGGCCAGACAAGAACGTTCTGGCCATCATGGAGATAAGGGCGAGAGCTATTGCAGGTAGCTTGCTGAAGCAGATTCCCTGCCAGGCGTTGAAAGATCGATAATGTCATTGAAGATTGCCTTGTAGGCTTTATTTAACTTCTCAACTGTTTTCGGGGTGATATCACTCGTAGGCGGCGCGTCGATACCATCCATTAATTCTATTTCAGCAAATTTTCTCAAAACCTGAAGGACATTTTCTTTTTGTTCTTCGGGCATCGTTTGCACGATAAAAGCAACAACGTTTCTCAGCGCCAGGATTTGAGCGTGAGTTACGTAGTAATGATCGATCATATTTTCTCCCTGTTCTGTTGAGTTAGGCGATTTAACAGTATAGAGGAGAAATGTTGTCCGCCACCCTGTAGCAGCCTTTAATCGTGATGCCTCGCAATAGCGGGTAAATTTCCATATCCAACCAAAAGAGAAAAACCAATGAGTGAAGCAAAACCGCAGGACGGCAGCACTGTAAAAGGCTACCGCACATTAACCGCTGGCGACATTGAGCGAATGAACCGCCTTAAAGGCGTCAGCCGCCACTTCTGTAGTTTGCTTGATACCGAGCGAGGTGAATTGTTGGCTGTCCGTAATGGCCCGGCAATGTTAAGCGCTGAGCAGGCTCGGGAGATTGATGAAGCTATGCGCAGCCTGGCATTCGCGCGCACCAAAATGCAGGAAGCCTGTATGTGGGCTTGCCGAGCTGTAGCGCGTCCTGATGCTGATTGCTGAGCCGTTTCGATTTCTGAAGCCTAAGAGTGTACTTAAGCTTCAGAAAAGTAGTCGATCAGTTACTTGATAGGTTTACTTTCTGAGGGGAGGAAAATATTTCCGCAGTATGGGCAGATCAATGTTATATCGTTTTTAATCCTTGACAGGCTATATGTGGACTGGCGAGAGCAGTGAGGACAGGTGCTTTTTACAGGCCTGAGTGTACGTATCTTGTCTTTGAGCATAGACATGGTTTTATCCTCGTGAGTGATTGCTAACCATACACCACAGGACAGTAAATAGCTCACTTTTTAACCTTTATTTTTTTGTGACTATTTTGTTTGTACGGAAGATGGCAACGAACGATTAAATCTAATTTCGTCAGTGCAAGGCCATTGCACCTGTTCGAAGGCGAGTGAACCGGCTAATGTTTTATTTTAAAGATTTTCATCGTGTGAGTGTGATGACCCCTGGCAGGATAATCATCCGTCTGGCCAGACTAATTGAATAGCAGTTATCGATTAACAAGAAGAACTGCCATTATTGTGTGGTTGCTGGTATGAAAAAAAATGAAACACACTACTCTCATTGCACCTCCGTCCCAACACCAGTCTGTCGGGGGTCAGTTACTCGTTTAAGTGATGCTCTCCCGGATGGCTCCTGAGAGTTTATTTAATCGATAACTGTGCATGACAAAAGGCCGCATATCTTTTGCGGCCTTTTTCATAGCCATCACAAAGGCCACCTCCGGGTGGCTTTTTTCATGGTATTACAGAAGACACTTTGGATAGTTGCTTCGATAATGCTCCCCACATCGCACAGAGGTAAGACATGGTAGAAATCACCGACGCTCAGCAGATTCGTCTCAACCTGCTTTCAACCCTGAACTACGACACAGCAGCAGCAAAAATCGCCGTAGAATTTGTTCAGGACAGTCCGCTTAAATACCAGTTATTCATCCAGCAATACAGCCGTGTCACATCAGAGACTGAGGTAGTTGCAAAGACGATGAAAGCAGTGCAGGAAGCAACTGAAGCGCTGCCGCTCTTTGATACCACTGCTGAACAGTTCGGCTAAGGCATTACAGCAGCTATTTAATGAGTGCCTGTGATAATGCAAATCTCATAAGGACTTAATCATGCCTGCACTAATTCCCCGTGCCTGCCGTAAGCGTGGATGCGCAGGTACAACCACCGACCGCTCAGGCTACTGCGAGATGCACCGTAATGAAGGATGGCAACAGCATCAGCAGGGCAAGAGCAGGCAGATATAGAAACCGCCCAATGTCTTCGCCGGCTCAGGTTAGATAAATACCGTTGGCAGGCCTATTACACTGCAATTACCGAATAGTGATAATAGCTGTATAACCTGAAAATACAGGCTGAACAAACATTTACAACTAATAGCATTAGCAACTAATTGTTAAAGTGAAGGGGCTTAGCACCTCGGCATTGAACTTGCTTTCTGCGACTGAGCGACATTCAGGCAGCAGATCTGCAATACGTTCTATTAGTGCCCCTGGTGTTGAGGATGAAGGTTCTTTAGCTGCTAGCGCTAAAGCCAGATCATAAGCAACAGACTCTTTCGTTCTGCCGCCAGAAAACACATTGTATGACATAGTTGACCTTACTTTTTTAAGTTGAGAAAAATGATTTATATCTTTTTTCTATATTCTTCGTCCAGGAGCTGATAGAGCAATCTGAACTGGTTCGTTTGACTTACAGGAAGATAATTACTGCTGAGCACCATTCCTGAAATAATGATGCATGTAAGTGTGAACAGATAGTCCTTAAGCTCGATATCTGTCATTTGATAGGATTCTTCATTTGCAGCTGAAAGTCCTAAGCGATATGGCTTAAAAAGCAAAGAAGGAAATTTTTTAATGTCTTTCACCCTTCCTCCGGAAGGAAAAAGTATCCACATTTAGGGCAAATACACGTGATGTTTTTACGTATTTTGCTGGAACTTTGCTCCATGATGTGAGAGCAGTGGGGGCAAGTCACCTTCACCTGTTTATCCATGTACATCTTAAGATCATCAAAGATAGTCATAAATATTACCTGGTGGATGTGTGGGTACTTAGTATACTCCCGTAATTAATGGATTGCTCATTTATTGACCTGCCAGGCCCGGCGCAGGTCTTCTCTGTGCATGTGCAGGGAGGTAACATATCTGGCTGGCATGATGATCCCTAAGCATCCTCGGGGAAGATAACCTATTATTTATAATAGGTTGGGATCACTTAAGGAGTGTTTGAATGAAAAATGAAGAATTTGAACGTAAAGTCGAAGATGAGATTTCTGCGCTCATTAAGAAAAAGATCGCTGAAATCAGGAAAAAAACTGGTAAAGAGGTTTCTGAAATCGAGTTTATTCCAGTTGAGACAATGAATGGGCTTGATGGATACGAAGTAAAAATCAAGCTGATATAAACGTTAAAAAGGTCGCCGCGGCGGCCTTTTCTGTTACCAGGAGTAGGGTGAAGTGGCGTATGCGATAAACGCCAACGGCAAGACGATTCCCCGTCACGAACACACGACCCTGCAGTAGGTATTACAGAAGCCCTTCACATCTCGAGGGGCTTTGATAATGCGAATAAATGTCATTATCGATAGTCAGAAGGGAATTGATGTGCGTTTGGACGTCTAAATGGCCATTTGAGGCAATTCCTATCGACTTTATGCAAATGATAGTCATTATCATCTATGGGTCCTCCCGGAGGGGGAGGTTACCACGGGGCGGCGAACTCGCGGAAAACGGCTAGTTTTCATATTTCATAGTCATCATCATCATGCGCACAGGTTATTGATTTTCCAGATGTCGGATTTTCAATGATGTCGAATCGTACAAAAAGTGCTCACCATCATGGACCAGGAAATTGCTGCTTTAAAACTCAACATCAACCAGCTCGCTGGTATCACTGGCGTGCACCGCCAGACGGTTGCCGCTAGGCTGAAAAACGTTGCTCCGGCAACGGGCAGTAATAGCAAGCTCAAGCTCTATCTCGTCACTGATATTTTGAGTGAGCTGATGATTCCGACGGTCTCAACGGCAAGCGTCGAAGAGATGGACCCCTCAGACAGGCTCGCGCACTGGAAGGCTGAGAACGAGCGACTGAAATTTGAGGTTGATACAAAGCAACTTATTCCTGCCGAAGATGTTGCCAGAGAATTTTCACTGATGGCGAAAGCCGTTGTCATGGTGCTTGAAACACTCCCGGACATTCTTGAACGCGACTGCGCACTTACGCCGGTTGCGGTGTCACGCGTGCAAAGCGTGATTGATGACCTGCGCGATCAGGTCGCCCAAAAAGTAATGGACGCCGAACCAGAGGAGGATGAGCCAGAGGAGGACTGATGGCAAAACGGGCATCAGCCAAGGGGATTCGCCGCGATGTCTCCGGCATTTTACGAGCCCCGCGTCGTATGCAAGTGGCCGACGCGGTCAGTGCATATATGCGTGTGCCGATGGGGGCGGGTAACTCCGTTCCCTGGGACCCCAATCTGGCCCCTTACATTATCGAACCGATGAACTGTCTGGCCTCCAGGGAATACGATGCCGTAGTATTTGTCGGGCCTGCCCGAACCGGGAAAACGATCGGCCTCATTGATGGCTGGATTGTCTATAACATCGTTTGTGATCCGGCTGACATGCTGGTTATTCAGGTATCCGAAGAGAAAGCACGTGAACATTCCAAGAAACGCCTCGACCGAACATTCCGTTGTAGTCAGGAAGTAAAATCGCGACTCAGCCCGCGTCGTAATGATAATAACGTTCACGACCGTACCTTCCGGGCCGGAAACTATCTCAAACTGGGTTGGCCGTCGGTCAACATCATGTCGTCGTCAGACTATAAAAGTGTGGCGCTGACTGACTATGATCGCTTTCCTGAAGATATCGACGGGGAGGGTGATGCATTTTCCCTGGGTTCGAAACGTACCACTACCTTTATGTCCAGCGGCATGACCCTGGTTGAGAGTTCGCCTGGCCGTGATATTCGTGACACAAAATGGCGACCAACCACCGCGCATGAAGCGCCGCCAACTACCGGCATATTATCGTTGTTTAATCGTGGTGACCGCCGCCGCCTTTACTGGCCTTGCCCGCATTGCGGAGAATATTTTCAGCCCGAAGTCGCCAATATGACGGGATACCGTGACTCCCCTGATCCCGTTGTGGCAAGTGAGTCTGCTTATCTTCAGTGTCCGGCCTGCAAAGGCAAGATCACGCCGGATATGAAACGTGAACTGAATATCCGCCATGTCTGGCTGCGCGACGGGGAAAAAATAGATCGTGATGGAAATAAATATGGTGAGCCGCGTCGTTCACGTATCGCGTCGTTCTGGATGGAAGGGCCAGCCGCGGCATACCAGACGTGGGCACAGATGATATACAAATTCCTGACTGCCGAGCAGGAATATGAGTCCACACAGAGCGAAGAAACGCTAAAAACGGTGGTCAATACCGACTTTGGTCGGCCCTATTTGCCCCGTGCCAGCATGGAACAGCGTAAAAGTGAACTGCTGGAGCAGCGAGCCGAAGACGTGCCAAAACGTTCAGTACCCGACGGCGTTGAATTTCTCATAGCGACAGTCGACGTGCAGGGCGGGAAGTCCCGGCGGTTTGTGGTTCAGGTTACTGGGTATGGCATGCAGGGGGAGAGATGGCTGGTCGATCGCTACAACATCCGCCAGTCATTACGGGCAAACGAGCACGGTGAATGTTACCCCATTGATCCGGCCAGTTACCCGGAAGACTGGGATTTACTTCTGTCCGACGTGTTCGAAAAGTCCTGGGCCTTATCAAGTGACCCTTCAAAACGCATGCGGCTCATGGCGATGGCTGTCGATTCAGGCGGCGAGGATGGTGTCACCGATAACGCCTATAAGTTCTGGCGTAAATGTCGACGGGATGGACTGGGTAAAAAGGTTTTCCTCTTTAAGGGCGACAGTGTACGACGCTCAAAACTGATTACCCGCACATTTCCTGATAACACTGACAGATCAACCCGCCGGGCAAAAGCCGCTGGCGATGTGCCGCTTTACCTTCTTCAGACCGATGCACTGAAAGACCAGGTTAATAACGCCCTGTGGCGTGAATCACCTGGCCCGAATTATGTGCATTTCCCAAAATGGCTCGGCAGCTGGTTCTACGATGAGCTGACCTATGAGGAGCGTTCACCCGATGGAAAATGGAGCAAACCGGGTCGAGGTCCGAACGAAGCTTTCGACCTGCTCGTTTATGCCGATGCGCTGGTTATATTGCACGGGTACGAAAAGATCAAATGGCCGGATGCGCCTGAATGGGCGAAGCGGACAACGTGGATCGAAGAAAGCACGTCGGAAACTGGCGAAGTGTCATCCACGTTACCACCAAAAACGACCCATAGCAGGAAAAAACGAAAGGCAAATAAGCCCGACGTTGAAAACAATCCCTGGACCACATCATCAGGAGGCTGGGTGTGAAACAAACCGATATTGAATCCATTATCCAGCGTTATACCGATGCGGAAATAGCGGTGCTGGAGGGGAAGTCTATAACGTTCAACGGACAGCAGATGACGCTGGAGAACCTGTCCGAAATCCGCAAAGGGCGACAAGAATGGGAGCGCCGCCTTGCTTCCCTGCTGGCTCAGCGTCACGGGCGACCCGGTTATAAACTCGCGAGGTTTCCATGAGCCTGTTAGATGATGCGATTGGCGTCTTTTCCCCTGGATGGAAAGCCGCGCGTTTACGTTCCAGAGCGATGATTCAGGCATATGAAGCTGTTAAGCCCACCCGAACACACAAGGCGCGCAGGGAAAACCGTTCCGCTAACCAGCTAAGCCAGATGGGTGCTGTATCCCTCCGTGAGCAAGCTCGATGGCTGGACAATAATCACGATCTCGTTATCGGCGTGTTCGATAAGCTTGAAGAACGGGTGGTGGGGGCAAAAGGAATTATTGTTGAGCCCCACCCGGTACTTAAGAACGGAAAAATAGCGAAGAAACTGGCTGAACAAATCAGAGCGAAGTGGGCTGAATGGTCGGTCAGCCCTGAGGTAACGGGACAGTTTACCCGTCCGATGCTTGAGCGGTTGATGCTCAGGAGCTGGCTCAGGGACGGAGAAATTTTCGCTCAGATGGTGAATGGCTCAGCGCAGGGACTTGATCCGGTGGCTGGCGTACCTTTCTGGCTTGAAGCGCTTGAGGCCGATTTTGTGCCGATGACCAATGATGAGTCTGCGCAATTATGCCAGGGGGTTTATGTAGATAACTGGGGGCGCCCGAAAAAGTACCTGGTCTATAAAAGTCTACCTGTTACTGGCCGTCAATTGGATACGAAAGATGTTGATGCCGGGAATATGCTTCATCTCAAATTTACTCGCCGTCTTCATCAGACCCGAGGTACATCTCTCCTATCTGGTGTACTCATGCGCCTCAGTGCGCTGAAAGAATACGAGGATGCGGAGCTAACGGCAGCACGCATTGCAGCTGCACTGGGGATGTACATTAAAAAAGGGGACGGGCAAAGCCTTGATGGTGACGTCAGTAAAGACAATCGCGACGTAATAATTGAGCCTGGCATTATCTATGATGATTTGCTGCCCGGTGAAGACATCGGGATGATCAAGTCCGACAGACCAAACCCTAACCTTGAACCATTCCGAAATGGACAATTGCGCGCTGTCGCTGCCGGCGCTCGTCTCAGCTTCTCCAGTACAGCCAGAAACTACGATGGAACATACAGTGCCCAGCGCCAGGAGTTGGTTGAATCAACAGATGGTTATCTGATCCTTCAGGACTGGTTCATCGGCGCAATCACCCGGCCAATGTACCGAAACTGGTTAAAAATGGCGGTAGCTTCTGGCGAAATTCAGCTACCACGTGGGCTGGATATGGCGTCGCTTTACACTGCAGTTTATTCCGGCCCGGTTATGCCGTGGATCGACCCAGTTAAAGAGGCTAATGCCTGGAAGGCGCAAATCCGGGGCGGCGCTGCGACGGAATCTGACTGGGTGCGTGCCAGCGGGCGCAACCCGGATGACGTGAAACGGCGCCGTAAGGCTGAAGTCGATGATAACCGCGAACTTGGACTGGTGTATGACACCGATCCTGCTAACGATAAAGGAGGCACCAGTGCCGAAGTCAAAGAATCGGACGCCCCGACGTCCGAAAGCCAGCGCAAAAAGTAATTCTTGGTTCCGTATGCAGGCCAGCGCCGACAACAAAGCGGAAATATACATTTACGACGAGATCGGCTACTGGGGGGTAACAGCTCGCCAGTTTGTGAACGATCTGAAGGCACTGGGTGATGTAACTCATATTAACCTTCATATCAATTCACCTGGTGGCGATGTCTTTGATGGCATCGCCATTTTTAATGCCCTTAAACACCACGGAGCTGCAATTACCGTTCATATCGACGGCCTGGCTGCTTCTATGGCATCCGTAATTGCAATGGTGGGTAACCCGGTCATCATGCCGGAAAACACCATGATGATGATCCACAAGCCCTGGGGCTTTGCTGGTGGCGATGCTAACGATATGCGTGACTATGCCGAATTGCTGGACAAGGTTGAGTCCGTGTTGATCCCCGCTTATGCAGCGAAAACCGGCAAGTCCAGTGATGAAATCGCGGCGATGCTTGAAGATGAAACCTGGATGGACGGCAGTGAATGCGTCGAGTTGGGTTTTGCCGACCAGGTCACACCATCCCTTCAGGCTATGGCCTGTATCCAGTCTAAACGTATTGAGGATTTCGAAAAGATGCCAAACAACATTCGTAATATGATTACACCTCCGCGTAACTCTAACCAGCGCGATCCACAGCAACCTGTTAATCAGCCTCAGGCACAACACGCGGCCACTCAGCCGAACGGCGCTGACGAAAACACCATTCGCGCCCAGGTTATTGCGGAGCAGAAAGAACGTGTTAACGGTATTAACAATCTCTTCGCGATGTTTGGTGGCAAACATTCCGAACTGCAGGCGCAGTGTGTTGCCGATATGGATTGCACTGTCGATCAGGCTAAAGACAAACTACTGGCGCTGCTGGGTAAAGATGCTTCTCCATCGGCGAAAACCACGCCAGCGCATATCCATGCAGGTAACGGTAATTTTGTCGCCGATGGTATTCGCCAGGCATTGATGGCGCGTGCCGGATTTGAAGATCAGGAGCGTGACAATGTCTACAACGGTATGACGCTACGCGAGTATGCGCGTATGGCGTTAACTGAGCGCGGTATCGGTGTATCGAGCTACAATCCGATGCAGATGGTTGGCCTGGCGCTGACGCACAGCACCTCTGATTTTGGCAACATCCTACTTGATGTCGCCAACAAAGCGATTTTGCAGGGCTGGGACGAAGCTGCAGAAACCTTTGAGCAGTGGACAAAGAAAGGCCAGCTATCGGACTTTAAGACAGCGCATCGTGTGGGGATGGGCGGATTCCCGTCTTTGCGGCAGGTTCGCGAAGGTGCTGAATATAAGTATGTGACCACCGGCGATAAAGGAGAAACCATCGCGCTCGCCACCTACGGGGAAATTTTCGCCATCACCCGCCAGGCAATCATCAACGATGATCTGAACCAGCTCACTGATGTTCCCATGAAAATGGGCCGTGCCGCTAAGGCGACTATCGGTGACCTGGTTTACGCCATCCTGACCAAAAACCCAAAACTCTCCGATGGTAAGGCGTTATTCCACGCAGACCACAAGAACCTGTCCACCGGTGCTATTTCCGTCAGCAGCCTGGACGATGCGCGTAAACTGATGCGCCTGCAGAAAGAGGGGGAACGCTCTCTGAACATCCGCCCGGCATTTATGCTGGTGCCGGTCGCGCTGGAGACACTGGCTAACCAGACGATTAAATCAGCGAGCGTAAAAGGGGCGGATATCAACGCCGGGATTATTAACCCGATCCAGAATTTTGCAGATGTGATTGCAGAGGCCCGTCTTGACGAAGCTGACGCAAAAGCCTGGTATCTGATGGCTGCAAAAGGGACGGACACCATCGAAGTGGCGTATCTGAATGGTGTTGATACTCCTTACATTGATCAGCAGGAAGGGTTTACCACTGACGGTATCGCTACAAAAGTTCGTATCGATGCTGGTGTGGCACCGCTTGATTACCGCGGTCTGGTTAAATCCAGCGGCCAGTAATCATTACAGTTCTGAAAATCGACGCCCGTAAGGGCTTTTTTTATACCTGAAATCAGCCCTACGGGGCTGACAGGAGACGTTATGGCTAAAAATTATGTGCAAAACGGCATGACCATCCCACTTAAAAACTCTGGTGCAGACGAGATTCTCAGCGGCACACCGGTCGCTTTGGGCGGGATCGTTGCGGTTGCAATTACCGATATTCAGCCGGGTGATGTAGGCGACGGATTCGCTGAAGGTGTTTTCCTTTTACCTAAGCTGCCAGCTGATGCCGTGACCGCCGGGGAAAAGGTATATCTCAAAGCTGGAAATGTTCAGCTGGATGACGCCGATGCGGTATTGGCCGGGACTGCCTGGGAGGATGCTGCTGCAGGTGTTACCGTCCTGGAAGTCAAAATCAATGGCTAATGCCTTTGACAAGATGACTGAAAGAATGGATGCGTTGACGGCGAAAAGGCTGGGCAGAACGGCGACTATTAATGGCGATGAGCATATTGCTGTTGAAAGTCACTTGCTCCCTGAGCTGGGGCCAGTCGCGGGTGATGGGATTAACCTGGTTATCTTCAGCGCCGGCTATCAGCCGGCGCGGGGAGATGAGGTTATTTATAAAAGTCAGGGTTACACCGTTACCCGCTGGCTCCTCTTTAATGGTAAGCCGCAAATCTGGATTGAGGAGGTCATAGGTGACGATTAAAGGCCTGGAAGAGCTCAAGCAGAACCTGAGCAATATCAGTAAAAATGCCATTCCTCGGGCGACATCCCAATCCATTAACCGGGTGGCTGGAAGGGCAATAAGCCGAAGCTCAACCCGTGTGGCGAAAGAAACCAGGGTTAAGCGGAAGTTGGTTATGCAACGGTCCAGGCTCAAGCGGGCGAGTCCTAAAAAGCCAATGGCAACCATCCGGGTAAATCGCGGCAACCTCCCGGCGATAAAGTTGGGGCTAGTACGGGTTCAGCTTTCACGACGTAAGCGTGATAACGGTAGTTCAGGTAGCGTTCTGAAAGTTGGGAATTTCAGCTTCCCTGGGGCTTTCGTACAGCAACTTAACAACGGGCGCTGGCACGTTCTCCGGCGTACCGGAAAATCCCGTTATCCGGTCGAGGTTGTGAAAGTACCATTGGTTACACCTCTGACAACGGCATTCAGAGAAGAACTGCCCAAACTGATGGAATCGGATATGCCAAAAGAGCTTATGGCGGCCCTTAAAAATCAGATAAGGCTGGTGACAAAATGATACACCCGCAAATCAGAAAAGCCGTTCTGGACAAACTGAAGTTGATCAACCCCGGCAAAACCTTCTGGTATGACGGCCGGCCAGCATTCCTGGCTCCAGAGGAGTTGCCCGCGGTCGCAGTTTATCTTACTGATGCGAAGGCTACGGGGAGCAGCATTGATGAGGAGGAGTGGGAGGCCGTCCTTCACATTGAAGTATTCCTTAAAGCTACCGCGACCGATAGCGAGCTGGATAAATGGATGGAAACCCGCATCTATCCGGCGATGGCTGACGTTCCTGAGCTTGCCAGTATCGTCGAAACCATCAGCGTTGCCGGCTACGACTACCAACGTGACGATGAAGCCACTACATGGGGCTCCGCCGATCTCCAATATTCCCTGACTTATATTATGTGAGGAGCTTATGCCAACCCCAACACCAACCACTCCGACTAAGGGCGCCGGGACGACTTTCTGGATTTATACCGGTACAGGTGATGCTTTCGACGATCCACTAAGTGACGTCGGCTGGACTCGTACTGCGCAGATTAAGGAAATCACTCCCGGCGAACTCACTGCTGAGTCGTACGATGATTCCTATATCGATGATGATGCACCTGACTGGGATTCTACTGCTCAGGGGGTTAAATCAGCCGGGCAATCGAGCGTCACTCTGGCATGGAAACCAGGTGAATCTGGTCAGCAGGACCTTGTTGACTGGTTTATGAGCGGTGACGAGAAAGCCTACAAAATTAAATATCCAAATGGCGCAGTAGATATCTTTATGGGCTGGGTTAATAGCCTTGGTAAAACAATTGCACGAAACGAAGTTATTACTCGTAGCGCGCAAATTACCAATAAAGGCAAACCTTCGCTGGCTGAAGATAATTCTTCTACCACTCCTTAATATTTCGATAGCGGTGTTACGGCACCGCTCCGGAGGAATTTAATGAATTACCTCAAGAGAGACACTTTAAATCCAGAAGGCGAAAATATTCGTCTTTTCGAATTATCAGCTTACAGCCGTATGAAATATATTGAGTTCATGGTTGAAGAAAGGAAATCGTTGCCTGAGGATGGATTATCGCCGGATGAGAATTTTAAAATGGCGACTTTGCTGGCTACGCGAGACCAGGCCATGATTGTCGCTTTATCTTTAAGTGAAGCGGATGGCGAGGAACGCGACGGTAAAGATATTTTCCCGGAGATAATGCGGAATTATCCACCTGGGTTATTGGGCAGCGCTGCATTACTTGTGCGTATGCTTTCAGGGATGATCCCCCCGGTTAGCAATACTCCGGAGCAACCTGAAGAAGAGGAAGAACTGGACCTGGAAAAGTCCTGACCCGCTCGCGTCGCTTTGCTATGCGATTAGCCAGGGAGTTTGGACGGCCAGACTGGCGCGCAATGCTTTCGGAAATGTCTTCCTCTGAATGGTTCGAGTGGATTGAGTATTACCAGGATAATTGTTTTAGCGACGATCTCCTGGACTCTCATTTTGCCAATCTTAGTTATCTTGCTGTCAGTCTCTTCACCGATCCGGATAAACACGGAATTTCTGCCCTCGATTTTAGTTTGCTTGCAACAGGCAGGGCAGAGAGCGATGAGCTTTCCGATGAACAACTTATGTCTATAGCTGAAAGCATTCCTGGAGGAACTCGCTATGTCCCAGCCAGTGGGTGATCTGGTCGTTAAAATTGACGGCGATAGCGCAAAATTTGATGAGGAAGTCGCTCATCTGAATAAGCAGCTGAGCGGGTTAGGTAGGGGCGCTAATGACAGCACAGCCCAGGTCACCGCAGCGTTTACGCGGCAGGAGCGTGCGGCAAAACGTGCCGGTATCTCAATCGGCCAATATAATAACGCAATGCGCATGCTGCCTGCACAGTTTACTGATGTCGCAACTCAGTTAGCTGGTGGGCAGAGCCCGTGGCTAATTTTACTCCAGCAGGGCGGGCAGGTTAAAGACTCATTTGGTGGACTGATCCCAACATTCCGAGCATTACTTGGTGCTGTAAGCCCATTGGCCGTAGGCGTTGCAGCATTGACTGCCGCGGGTGCCGGAATGGGATATATCTTCTATCAGGGATCGTCAACACTTTCCGATTTTAATAAGACACTGACGCTTTCAGGCAACACGGCCGGACTGACTACCGACAGAATGCTGGTACTCGCAAGGTCGGGACAGCAAGCAGGCCTTACTTTTGATAAAACCAGTGATTCTCTGACAGCATTAATTAATGCTGGCGTGGGGGCGGGTGCGCGTTTTGATGAACTAAGCCAGTCAGTTGCAAAATTTTCTACGGCATCTGGTATCCCCGTTGAAAAGGTAGCGGAAGCTTTCGGGAAACTGACCAATGACCCGACGTCCGGCCTGATTGCGATGGCGCAACAGTTTCATAACGTGACAGCCGAGCAGATTGATTACGTTGCTCAGCTACAACGTTCAGGAGATGAAGCCGCTGCGCTTCAGGCGGCTAATGATGCAGCGACGAAGGGATTTAACACCCAGACTCAGAGCCTGATCGATAACATGGGTACGATTGAGCGCTCTGCTGATTCGTTGAAACGCGCGTTTAAATCCATGTGGGATGCTGCTTTGGATTTGGGGAGACCAGACACTGCAGGGGAGATGGTAAGTAAGGCTGAGGCGGCGTTTAAACGTGCTGATGAAATCTGGAATCTGCGGAAAAATGATCGCTATGTAAATGATGAAGCCCGAGCAAGGTTCTGGAGTGACCGGGAATCAGCCCGTCTGGCGCTCGATATGGCGCAGCAGCAGGCTGGTATTGCCAGCACTAGTGCGGCAAATGCAGAAAAAGAAGCGGCTTTAGAATCTGACAGGAAAAAATACGCCGCCCAGGCTCAGGCAAATTACGCTAAATCCCAAACCGCACTCGAAAAATATACTGCCCGTCAAAATGAGTTAAATAAGGCCCTCAAAGAGGGACGTATCCTTCAGGCTGATTACGCCATCAATATGGCGGCAGCGAAAAAGGAATATGAGGCTTCAGTAAAAAAAACGCCGAAACCAAAAGGCGTTAAAGTTTCTGCTGGTGATCGCTCTTCTGATCAGACGGATGCCGAAACCCTGCAGTTGATGACCCAGTTAAAGTTGCTGCAACAGCATACAGGGCTTAACGATACCATCAGTCAGCAACGTAAAAGTTTATGGTCTTTACAGTCAAAATTCTCGGTTATCGAAGAGGCATCGAAAACACGCGCGCTGAGCAAGGATGAACAATCGTTACTCGCCAGTAAGGATAAGGTTCTGGCGCAGGCTGAGGTTAATGCGAAGCTGGGGGATCAGATTGTCGCCCAGGAACGGCTGAACAAGCTTCAGGATAACTCGTTAAAATATGTTACTCAGATGCAGGAAAAGACTGCTGCACTGACAGATAGTGCTGGGTTAAGTGACAGGGACGCGCAACGTAATAACGAGAGGGCGCAGTTAAGGCAGGGATGGAAAAATCAGGGGGGGAGCCTGGAAGATGAAGGGTATCAGAAAGAGCTTTCCGCCCTTGAAGGCTATTATGCTGCGCAGGATGAAATGCGTAATAACTGGTTGGCTGGCGTTCAGTCGTCATGGGAAAACTATGCTGACATGGCCACCAACTATAACCAGATCGCAGCGGACACCACAAACACCGCCCTAAGCGGTGTAACCAGTAATCTTCAGCAGGGATTGTATGATCTTGCGACTCAGTCAGAAGATGCCGGGGACGCGCTGAGTAATATGGTTGAAGGTTTTGGTAAGACGGTTATCCAGACATTGACTCAACTTGCCGCTCAATGGCTAGTTTATCAGGGCGTTCAGCTCCTGGTTGGAAAAACCACTCAGGCAACGGCTACTGCTCCGATGATCGCTAATGCTCAGGCTACAGCGCTTCAGGCCCAACTTGCAGCATATGCATCCACAGCCGCCATCCCAATAGTTGGGCCGGGTCTGGCACCCGCAGCACTGGCTGCGGCAGCTGGCGTTACCACTCCCCTTGTTGCTGCTATCTCAGCATCAGCTTTAGCTGGTATGGCTCACGATGGTATCGACAAAATCCCGGAAACGGGAACCTGGTTATTGAAAAAGGGAGAGCGTGTAACTACAGCGGGCACATCTGCAAAACTGGATGCCACTTTAGATCAGGTTCGTCAACAAAGAACAGCAAGTAGCAGGCCGGTTGTTGCTGAATTCCATAATACCTTCACAGGTAAACCTGACGATACCACCATGCAGATGGTTAACCAGCAAATGCGAGCATCTGAAAAAAGACTTAAGCAGTACTTTACTTCTCAGGTACAGAATCCAAGTGAAAATTACGGTCGTGCACTTAAAGCCGTCTATCCGGGGAGGCGTATGAAATAATGTCAGATATTTATTATCCACATGATTATATACCCGGCCCGACATACGATAATTATGGATTTGAGTCGACTGATCCAATGATTCGTACTGACAGGGTGGGGGGGCTTGCAAGGCAGCGGAGAAAATATACTTCCGTGCCGACTGAAAATACAGTTGTCTGGCAGTTTAAAAATGATGCGCATGCTCAGGTATTTGAATCGTGGTTTCGTGATGTATTGACGGATGGCGCGGCATGGTTCTATATGAAGTGTAAAACGCCAGTCGGACTTAAGTTTTTTAAATGTCGGTTTAATGGAGTATATAAAGGTCCATCGTATATTAAACCTGGGCTGTGGCGTTATTCTGCAACGCTTGAATTAAGGGAGCGACCACTTGCCCCTGTCGGTTGGGGGCATTATCCAGAATGGCTGGCCGGGCAATCTCTCCTTGATATTGCACTAAATAAGGAGTGGCCAAAGCATGACGCAGATTAACCGCCTTTACGCCAGTAGCGGGTCAGAGGTGATCATTGAAACGCTGCAGATAACTATCGGTTCTGATGTTCACTACCTCTGCCAGGGCTATGAGGATATCACTGCGACGACGGAGAACGGCGAGACCGTAACGTTTACCGCCTGCGCGATGGATATTGCATTGCCAGCGCGTAACGAGGACGGCACGCAGGATTTGAAATTTGCTCTGTGTAATATCGACGGCGTTGTGTCAACGGCGATCCGCAATGCGCTGGCGAACCGTCTTTCGGCGTCGCTGACTTACCGGAGTTATATCTCCACAGATTTAGCGGCGCCCGCGGCGGTGCCGTATACGCTGCAGGTCAAATCTGGCTACTGGACGGCGACAGAGGTACAGATCACTGCAGGCTATATGAATGTCCTTGATACAGCCTGGCCGCGGTACCGCTATACGCTCCCTTTATTCCCCGGACTGCGTTATATCAGCTAAGGAATCCCAATGTTTAACCCTGATAAATACCTTTCAGTCACCTGGCTGAAGGGCGGCAGAGTGTATCCGCAGCTCGACTGCTTCGGGATCGTGAACGAAATCCGGGCGGATCTTGGACTACCTCTTTGGCCTGAGTTCGCCGGGGTGACCAAAGACGGCGGCGGGCTCGATCGCGAAGCGCGACGGATGATGCTTTCTCTGGAGCGCTGCGAACCGTGCGAAGGCGCCGGGGTGGCCTGTTATTCCGGTTCAACCGTCACCCATGTCGGTATCGTCGTTAATATCGGTGGCCTGCAGCACGTGGCGGAATGCAATCCGGGAACGAACGTCACCTTTCTGCCTTTGCCGCGGTTTAAGCGGCGATTTGTCAAAGTGGAGTTCTGGCAATGACCATTCGTTTTTATCCGTCGCGGCTGCCCGGTGAACCACTCGAAACGCATGAGCATGGCGTTACCAGCATTCGCAGCTGGCTGGTTGCCAATGTCGAAGACTATGAGGATCGGGATGTTCCACCGCTGGCTATTGAACTGGATGGTCAGCCCGTACCACCTGGCGAATGGGCGTTTCGCATCATCCGGCCGGAAAGCGATGTCCGCATGTACCCTGTTCCTTTCGGGCTTGAAGTAGCAACGATCGCATGGATAGGGGTTGGTATCGCCGTGGCAACGGCGGCCTACTCACTGTTCATGATGGGTAATATTGATGCAGGTGGCTACACGTCATCCAGCGGGCGAAGCCTCGACCTGAATCCAGCAAAGGCGAATACGGCGAAACTCGGTGATGCCATTCGGGAGGTATTTGGGCGCGTGCGTATTTATCCGGATTATGTTGTGCAGCCCGTTACCCGGTTCGATGCTGACGATCCCACGAAAATGCGGGTACAGATGCTGCTGTGCCTTGGTGTCGGAGCTCTGGATTATACAAACGGCGACATCCGCGTTGGCAGCACCCCGGCATCGACCCTGCCGGGATTCAGCAGCACGCATTATCCCCCTGGGGCGGACGTTTCCGGCGATGAGCGCGGTGAAAACTGGTTCAACAGTACGGAGGTCGGCGGGACGTCATCCGGCACAGGGCTGGACATGGCCCAGACGTCGCCGGATGCGGACGACATTATCGCAGACAGCATGACCGTGGCCGGAGCAGACGTAACGTTTACCGGGCTGGACACGGATGATGGCGATGATGACGACAAAAACGACAATTCTCTGCCGGATAGCTGGGTAGAAGGCGCGATTGTTGAGATAAAGGCTCCCGCCAACTACCAGATATCAACGGCGGCCGGGTACAGCGTTATCGCGAGTCCGCTGCTGACGGAGATCGCGCCGGTGGTTGGTATGCCGGTGACGCTGGGGTTTAACTCAGTCGATTACGATTTGTTTATCGCGTCATATACCCCTGGCCAGGCTGCGGTGCCGGGCACCGGGGGAAGTGCGGCAAAAATTCAGGCCAGCGCAGCCCCGACCACCTATGACTTTTCGACCAGCTCCAGCACGTTCACGATCACGTGGCAGGGGATCGCTTACACGGTGTCGCTGGTGGCGAACTATGTCTCGATGTCGGGACTTCTGGCGGCCATCACCGAGGGGCTCACTGGCTCCGGCCTGGTCGCGCAGGATAACGGCGGCACTGTACTGATAACCGAGGAGGCCAGTCCGTTCGCGGGAGGAGCAATCACATCATCCTCGCTGCCTGCTGCCGTTTTCGGTGATGCCCCTGTTTACACCGCCGGCACGGCATCAACCGGTGGCAGCCCGGCGGTAACGGAAAATTTGACGCTTGCCTATAACAGCGCCACGGGAACCGCATTTTCGGGCATGCCTGAAGGCGTGCAACGGCTTTCACTTGCTCACCGCGGGAATGAGTACAGGATTGTGTCCGCTGACGGCACGACGGCGACGGTGGCGCGTCTGGTTAACGGTGCAGTTGATGAGTCATGGCCGGGATTCACCACCAGGACGATGATCGACTATGAGGCCACTGGCCTTAACGACACGCTGAGCTGGCTGGGGCCGTTCCTGGTATGCCCAGAAAATGAAGTGGTGGATATGTTTGAAGTGAATTTTTCCTTTCCGAACGGCATCTGCGGTTTTGACAGCAAGGGCAAAAAACGACTCCGGCATGTTGAGTGGGAAATTCAGTATCGGATTTACGGATCCGGCTCTGGGTGGGTCAGTAAACAGGGTGAATACGCGCTGAAAAACGTTAACGGTCTGGGCTTTACTGAGCGGATCTCACTCGGTTCTCCGGGGCTTGTAGAGGTTCGCTGCCGACGTCGCAACGAGCAGGGCTCCAATAATGCCAGGGATTCGATGTACTGGCAGGCACTCCGCGGACGACTACTGACTCGCCCAGCATCCTATCCCGGTGTGTCGCTGATGGCGGCGACCGTCGAGACGGGCGGTAAACTGGCGGCGCAGTCTGACCGCCGCGTAAACGTTGTTGGGACGCGTGCCTATGAAACCGGAACGGCCAGAACCATTTCGGGGGCGCTGCTGCATGTCGGGAACTCGCTGGGACTGGTGATGGATGTCGATACCATCAACGCGCTGGAGTCCGCGTACTGGACGCCACGGGGCGAGTATTTCGATTACGCTACCGGCGACAGTATCTCAGCGCTGGAAATGCTGCAGAAGATTACCGCAGCGGGGAAATCGTATTTTCTGCTGAGTGATGGGCTCGCATCCGTAGGCAGGGAAGGGGTTAAGAACTGGTCGGGGATCATCAGCCCGCATGAAATGACCGAAGAACTGCAGACTAGTTTTACGGCACCGTCTGCTGATGATTACGATGGCGTTGATGTGACATATATCAACGGCATCACCTGGGCAGAGGAGACTGTGAAATGCCGAACACCCGACAATCCCACGCCGGTGAAAATCGAGAACTACAAACTCGATGGGGTACTCAATCAGGACCACGCTTACCAGATAGGTATGCGGCGTCTGATGAAATATTTGCATCAGCGGCTGGGTCATAATACGACGACTGAGCTGGATGCACTGGTATATGAGTACGGTGATCGCATCCTGCTGACAGATGATATTCCGGGAAATAAAACCGTGAGTTGTCTGGTCGTGGATATGGCCACAACGGGTATCGAAACGGTATTTACCGTTTCCGAACAGCTGGACTGGACCTTTGAAAACCCGCGCGCAATTTTGCGCTACCAGGATGGCTCTGCCTCGGGGCTGCTGGTGGCCACTTTCGTCGGGGATTATCAGTTGTCTGTTCCATGGCAAGCCGCTTTCGATGAAATCATGCTGAACGATCCGAGCATTGAACCGCCGCGACTGGTGTTCTGTAGCTCAACGCGGGGTATCTATGACGCCATATTTGAGGAAATAGCGCCGCAGGCAGACGGAACCTGCCAGGTGACTGCAAGACAGTACAGCGACATTTTCTACCAGTACGACGACGCCACATACCCCGGCGACGTCGCGTAATACCCCATAAAAACCCCTTATTAACTCTTTTCGCTCAAACCCTCGTTTGCGCGAACGCCTTTTTTGGAGCAAAAAACATGGCTGCAGATGAACTGAATCCGCCGCTGGGTACGACGACGCCTGAAATCTTTTTGGATAACGTTAAGCGGGCCGATCGGTTAGTGAACGGTCCGGCTGGAACGGTTGACGACCGCGGCGGGGAACCGCTCGATACCTGGCGCCAGATGATGGCGAAAAATGATGAGGTCCGGCAAAACATCATTCCGCTGAGTAAGCAGTACATGACGCTGGCTGCAGCACAGGCTGATATCGCGAACATCCCGGAGGGCAGCACTACTTATGTGCGCAGTCCTGATGACAACGCGCTGGCCATTGAATATATGAACGTCGCCGGAACTCTGCAGTCAACAGGAAGGAAGATGATCTCACAGGAGTATGTTGATGCGCTGAAAAAGCTTATCAATGTCTCATCGGATAACAATCTGACCTTTTTTAACGATGTCGATGATGCCACTGTCACAGTGCAGGATGATTTCGGAGATATGCACCTGGCAGGGATGCCAGGTTCTGTCCGGGACCGGCTGAAAACACTTCAGGCAAATAAGGCTCCGGCCATTCTCAGGCTGACGGATGCAGAAAACGCTGCCTACGCCTCTGTTGATGAGTACGGGGATTTTTATTTGCCTGGCATGACAGAAAGTATTCAGCGCATGCTCAGGAAAAATAAAACTGATGTGGATCGTCTTCGTAAAAGAGGGATGATTCTTGATGCAAGGGATTGCGGCCTGAATGTAAAAACTGGAGAGGACTCTCAGCGAGCGTTACAGCGCGGGTATGACTGGCTGTCAGGAAACGGCGGAGGAAAGCTTTACACTCCCCCTGGATATTTCAAGCTGGCGAAACCGGTCAATCCTCGTTCGGGCGTGGCTCTGCTGGGGGCTGGAGTGGGTGTTACAAACTTCCTGCCATTTGGGTATCTGGCCGCTTTTACGTATCAGGGGGCAGAGACCTACATTGAAAATATTCAGTTTACTGATTTTACAATTGACGGAGAAAACCAGCAGTTACACCCGGTGAACGGATATATACCCGATATAAAAGGTATATATCTCCAGTATTACCGGAATACTATTTTTGACCGCATAAAGATTCAGAACACGGGAGCCACTGGGCTTGGCGTGGATATGCCTGATAACGTTTCAATCATGCGTGTGGTTACGGAAAATTGTGGCCGACTCGGCCAGGTTGGTTCTTTGGGAGCTTCAGGCATTGGTCTGGGAACCGGGTACCTTGCCAGTGAACCGATTTATATCGGTCAGACCGTGAATAAGGGCAATAAAAATTACGGTATATTTTTCGAGCCACAACGTGGCGTCGGTGTGGCTCGCGACACTATTGCTATCGGGAATGTGTGTGAGTACAACCATGCGGGGATGGCCGACTGCGGTATAGATGGCCTCATCGCGATCGGTAATAACCTGCGTTTCAATGAATATGGGTTTAAAGGTTCTCCGGGAACAAACGGCGCGGGAAACCCCGGTAACCGAGGCATTCTGAAGGGCAACCACATCAACGGTAATACTAAACACGGCATTTATCTTTATACGGATAAAGGGCTTGCTATAGAGGGGGAGTACAATTATTCCGGTAACCGTATCGCTGACAATGAGCTCGACGGCATTCATGTTGAATATGCTCATACATCCGCGAAGTTACTGAACAGTAAGTTTGCGGATAATGATATTTATCGTAATGGTCGTCATGGTCTTAACTTTGTCAGCGGCAATCTGGTCAATGTTGACATTATGGATAACCGGCTCTGGAACAATGGACGTACAGAAGTGGGGGATGCCATCGCTGGCGCAGCGGATATGGTGAAATGCGGGATTACCGGCAATAAAATCCGCGACACGCAGGACACTGCAACTCAGCGATACCCGGTTAATCTCTCCGGAGCACTGACAGATACCGATATCTCATTCAACCATTGTGTTGGAAATGCCCAGAACACCTTAAATCTTACCGGCACACAAACCCGAGTTACCACGATCAACAACCCAGGGATTGCATAATGGCGACTATAGTACAAAGTAATATGAAGTTTAAAGGTGATGTGAAATTACCTTCAGTTAATGCCCCTCTACCGGATGGCGCTAATTTATTCGCTGATTTCTCCACCGGTCGGTACGTCATAAAGCATGCGAGCGGTAACGTCATCCGTTCTGCAGCCCTGACAGATATTCTGTCATTCACATGCGCCAGTGTAAGAAGCTATGTTGGCTCGTCCGGCCTTATCGAATACCTCCAGGCAAATGAACCTGCCATAGAATATCATCCGTTATCTCTGGAGTGTCTTGGATTAAGAACTGAATATTCGAGCACAAACCGCCTGGCGTGGTCACAGGATTTTTCACAGTCTGCCACCTGGTCATCCGGAGGGCTGACGGTAACACCGGGTGACAGTACGGCGCCTGACGGGAATACCACGGCAACCCGACTTGCCGAGACCGCAAACGGGACATCGACAGTAAGAACGTTACTGGCTGCGACGACCAGCGATGCGGTGGTAGGATCGCCTTATACCTTCAGTATTTTCGCGAAGGCAAATACGGCGGGGGTTATTCAGCTTGCGGCACAGGGGGCCCAGGCAGCAACCGCATTCGCTAACTTTGACCTTAAAAACGGCAAGATTGGCAAAGTCTCTCCGGGTTCTGCAACCGTCGGCATGCTCCAGGTCACAATGGAGCCTTATCGTAATGGCTGGTACCGCCTGTCAATAACCATTACACCGGCTTCGGCAGCATCGCCTTTATTCACTATCGCCCTGGTAAATGATGATTCCAGCGCGACAGCGGTTCCGTCATACCTTCCTTCCACGCCTAAATCACTCTGGGTGTGGGGGGCGCAGGCTGAGCGCCGGGATGGTTATTCATCTTATATTCCGACTGCAGGAACAGAAGTGATGCGCGCGAGTGAGGTGTGCACAACGCCGTCAACCACGGCCTTTATCACGTCTGCCGCTGCTACTGTGCTGGTTTCAGTGGTTCATCCCCATAGCCTGCAGTCGTTAAGTGGGAAATATAACTCTCTGGCCTGTGCTGTCGTTCTGGACAACAGCGCCTCAGGTGCACATATCCGTTTCGCCTACCGGCCGCCAGCGTCGGGAACCGCTGTGGGGACGCCGCAGGGGGCTGCAGTGGGTGTGATTCCGGATCCCTCAGGCACAGCGCAAAACCTTGAGATTCCGGGTATGGCGGCGGTTCGCGATAGTGAGCAGTCCTGCATCTTTAATTTTGATGGTGCAGCCTTAACGACACGACTTTTTGATGGCTATAACTGGTATTCCCGTTCGGTGACTGCTTTCCCGCCGGCGCTTTCACGTCTGTGCATTGGTCGCTCAAACATGGATGCGAACAACTATTTCAACGGGCATATCAGGAAAATCATCTACTGGCCTGCTGCGTTAGGCGATATCGAAATGGAGCAAATTCTTTCTTATCAGTAA